GGCTGTAGAGACAGGCGTTAAAGCTGCAAACTTTCACCATGATTTGACCAAGGAGATTGCAGGATATGCAAGCTAATAAATTTCATCAGGCAATGGATCTTGTTGCTGAACTTAATAAATCGCACGGTGTAAAACAGCGCGGCGGCAAGCAATACACAGAGGTTGCCAAGCGCGTAGAGGCGTTCCGCATGTCATTTGGCGGTGATTACGGCATCACGACTGAGATTGTGCATAATGATGGCAAGACGGTTATTGTGCGGGCTTTGATTGCTGACAAGGATGGCTTTGTGGTTGGATCAGGTCTTGCTGAAGAAATACGCGGATCATCACATATTACCAAAACGTCTGCTGTAGAGGTTTGCGAGACTTCTGCAATTGGACGGGCGCTTGCCAGCATGGGTATGCATGGTGGGCAGTATGCATCATCAAATGAGATGGATGGCATTTCTCGCAAGGAAGCAGCACACGCTGAACAGTCTAAGCCAACAATGGAATTAGACATAGATGCCAGAGTAGATGCATCTATAGAATTTTACAAAAACTGCACCGCGTCAGCTTTTGAGAAGTTTGAGCCAAAATTTAAAAAGCTCATCAACAGCACAGGGATAACGTCAGATCAATATGACGCGCTCTTTGATGCAAACAATAACCGCAAATTGGAGCTAGGAATATGAAAGCGATTACTATCGTTGGGCGTCTTACCAAAGACAGTGAAGTTCGTGAGAACGACAGAGGGGGATTTGTCTCCTTTTCTGTCGCAGTTGACGATGGCTGGGGAGAAAACAAAGGCGTGATGTTCTTTGATGTATCGTACAACCGTCCACAGTTATCTCAGTATCTAAAAAAAGGTACGCAAGTTGCCGTGACAGGCGATCTAAAGACCCGTGAGTACAACGGCAAAACTTTTTTAGGTGTTAGGCCATCAGAAGTTAAGCTGCTTGGTGGGCGCTCTGCGGAGCCTGTAAAGTACACCGAACATCAAGCACCACCGCCCAATGATGTGGATGACGAAATCCCCTTTTAGGGGCCAATCAGGGGGTGGGTCAGGTTTGGCAATGGTGCATAAGCTTGGCAGGAAGCCCACCCCCACAACCATGTGTTTAGGAGAAAACAATGGAAATTAAAATTGATAAAAAAGTGCCAATGCCGACTGTTGGCCGTGTTGGTAAATGGCGTGATGCCTTAAAAGAAATGAAGAAAGGCCATAGCGTTTTATTGAATAAAGGCGGTGAAAGAAATGCCATGTGGGCCGCTGCAAAAAAACTGGATATAAAAATAATTTCCAGAGCAGAAGGTGACAAAATCAGAGTTTGGCGAGCAAGTGCCTAAAATTCAAGTTTAGTAAAAAAGCGGGCAGCTATTGCCCGTTTTTATAGGGGAAAAAAATGAAATATGAAAAATATTATCAGATACATCATGTCATCACACTAGAAGATGGCAAAAAGATGTCACTGAACGAATACTTAGAACATAGAGGCCCAATAAATTGGGTAGATGAACTCCCAGTGCGTATCGTAAATTGTATTAAAAATAATTTTGATGGCGCTGATCTTAACAACCCAGCAGATTTAGACTTGATTGCGAGATACAATTGGCGACGCGCTCCTAATTGTGGCCCACATTCATACTCATTGCTAATGGGATACATTGAAAAATATTGGCCTTGGCAAGAACGTCACGGTGATGGAAAGTTTGAAGGGACATTTGCGGCAATGTCTAAGGAACACGCTGCGCGTAACAAAAAAATTTATCAAGATAGGTTGAAAGGGTACACTTACAAGCAACTTGGTATTAAGTATGAATTATGCCCTCACAGAGTGAGGCAATTGTTTTTTAAAGCTGAACGCTATGGCAATTTCTTTTTAAATCCCCACGGCTATAATGACTAAAATTCAAGTACACCTAAAGAGCGGGCAGCTATTGCCCGTTTCTCAATACGATGCACAGCGCATGGAAGATTTTGCTGATGGTCAAGTTTTTAATTTGATACCTACTGGCAAAAGATCCAACCCTCACCACAATCTTTATTGGGCGGCGCTTCGCAACGTATGTAAAGACACTGGCAAATGGCCCACCGAAAAACATCTGCACGATGAGTTAAAATTTGCGTGTGGTTATTACAGCATGAAATACAATGAATTGGCTGAAGAATTTATGCGTATCCCAAGCAGCATTTCATTTGACCAGATGAGCCAGCAAGATTTTATGAAATATTTTGAGGCAGCTATGGAAAAGCTGTCAGAGGCAATAGGATATGACCCGTTACACATACAGTAAAGAAAACAACGCCCGCGAAAAAGAATTAGCAGAAATTATAAAAAGCAAAACAAATTGCGAATGTGACCTTCAGCTTAAATATAGCATTTTTGACGCTGTAGGCTATGACGCAGAAACACGAGAGCCTAAAGCATTTATTGAGATGCGCGTAGTAAATTATGCGTTTGGGCAATTACCAGAAATAATGATCCCAATGTCAAAGATAATTTTAGGCCAGCAGCAAACCCAACTTACTGGCGTAAAATCATTGTTCATGGTTTTTTGGTATAAATGCAAATCAGTAACTTATGTTGATATAAACAATATTGAGTGCAAGCCAGATTATCGGGTTACACCAAAAGGAATGAACCGCACGAACGATCCAAACGAAATAGAGGTTTGCCGATACGTTCCAAGCGAAGTTTTTAAAGTTATGGTTGACAACAGACTTTCAGAGTTTCCAACTTATCAAGGAGAAAAAAATGGCAATGCTTACACATAAAAATCCAAGAAACATAAAGATGTTTAAAGAATTTGAGATCGGTAAACCTGTTTCTAAACTTTCTGAAGAAAACAACCTAAGCAAAAGCCGCGTATCTGAAATTCTTACAAAAATAGGACACAGAAAAGCTTATGAAAACTGGTTGAATGAGGTAAAGGCTAATTATGCATCTGGTTTGCGCCCAACATATTTAACAGCAAATTTAAAAACAAAAAATTATAATTCTTGGGGGTGGGGCATTTTTGATGATGCTATAAAAAATACTTATGCTTATTATTGGATGTATGAAGTTTTGGGAATTGAAACATTAGAGCAATTTGATGAAACACCTAACCCATCGTTACTAAGGGTTTGCACGATAGGCCCAATAATTTTACTGCAAATGAGAGAGGCAAGTAAGCAATTTAAAAAGGAAAGTAAGCAATTTAAAAATGACAAATCTTATGAACAAACCACCTTTGGGCTTGAAGGAGCCTAAAGACAAAAAAAGCGTAAAATTTTTGCGTTGGGTTAGGGAACAGCCGTGCTGCGTCTGTGAGAGGTTTGGGGAAGTACAGCAAAGCGCCACCCAAGCCCATCACCCTATCCATGATCGTCACGGCACTGAGAAGCGCCCAGATACAAGTTGTATCCCTTTATGTGAAGGCCACCATCAGGGTCTTTTTGACACATCCAAAATCGCGCTTCATCGTGAACCAAAGCTGTGGCGCGAAACCTATGGGCCAGATTACAGCTACTCCCATTCAACCGAAATATAGAGAACCGGCCCCCGCTCAGGATGACAATACACTTTTCTGGCTCTGATGCTGTGAACCTGTTTGTCATCCAACACTACCTTCCCAACGATCCCGTCTAGCGCAGCCTTAACAATGTTATCCAGATCAGGCTTGCTCATATGACGTATGGCTCCATATTCAGCCTCTAGGCGTTTCATCTTGGGCCATGACTTGGGTATGTCCATGAAAGCCACCAGATCAACGTGTACGGGCCTGTCTGTCGGCTCTAGGCCATGCTGCTTCATAGCAGACCATGCTGCTGCTTGAATGCGAGCCTCATATTCTTTTGTCTTTGGCGGGGTGTAGGTGTGACCAGTGCGCGTAAACCTTGGTCTGCCCTTTCCTTGGGGCTGTCCTGACACTTGGATCTCAACTTTATTCATGGCTGGATAATATTTTTTTTAATTTATTTGTCTACCCCCCTTGACTTGTAGGCTATAAGCTACTATATATAATGTATAGACAACAAGGAGAACCCGATGATTACCGAAACTCAAAAAATAGCAAAGCTAAAATCCAAAGAAATGTTCATGGTTAAATTTGAAATGTGGCGTCCTGATCGTTTAGATAATGTGTCGGATTTTGTTATTGGGTTCACGATGAAAGAAGCACACAGCCGCATGGCTCGCCGCGCTAAAGCTTACGGTGGAGATTACAAGGTAATCAAAATCACCGAAACAAACGAATATGATCTTTGCAACTAAGCAACAGGGGCTACGGCCCCGCAACGGCTAGGAGGCCAATATGATGACTACCGACCAAATCAAAACTGCAACTGACGCTGATTTAGCTGAGTGGATGGCAAACGCTGTCGCCACACAAAGCTGCACCGGCCATACCAAAGGCCACTTCAATGAAGTTGCAGCAAGCAATTACCGCGATGAGCTAATCAATCGGGGCCATGAGATCCCGACGATTGATTTCTGGGAATGCTTCAGAGGTGCAGATAGCAGCTACCGTGACAAGCTGTTTGAAACAGGAACCTATAACGGCAAAGGTTCATTCTAAAATAAATTGGGGCTACGGCCCCTTTTTTTATGTTTAGGGGTTGCAATGTAGTCTATAGTCCCCTATATATAATTTATAGGCAACAAGGAGATGACCTAATGGAAAACGCAATGAACAACTTACTGGCCGCAATTAAATCTGATTACAGAAAATGGCATGGCCCCAACCCATGTGTTGTAAAAACCGATATGATAAATGAATTTGAAAATGGCCTGTCTTATAAGGTTGGCCCAAAGTATATTAAAATTACTACTAAAACCCGCCATCAAGAAATGGTTTGGGGTTTTGTGATGAAGGCAGATGACGCCAAGTTTCAAGCCGGTGACATTCTCAAGCCCGCCGGTTGGTCAGCGCCAGCCCGCAATAAAGCGCGTGGCAATATTTTCGGTGACTATCAAATTCAATGGACAGGCCCAAACTACTTGGTCTGATAATCAGGGGGCTACGGCCCCCACTACAGCGACAGGAGAACGCTATGAAACTTTATACGAACAACAAAGGCGAATGGGCTGGAACGCAAGCTGACGCTCGCAAGCGCTTTAAAAATGATATGAGAATTATTGAGGTTCCAACCGACAAGCCAAGCTTGCTGGCATTCCTCAACGAAAATCAAGTTGGCTCATTTGATGCTCTTGGCAGTAAGCCAGCCGATAACCAACTTTCCGATATGATGGGTGGCAATCCTTTAGACAGCTTTCCAGATGCCCCTTTAAGATTTAAGATGAGCCACGGCCCTGATGGTGATGTGCGCTTGTCACGGCAGAACCCAGACAGCCACCCGCACCGCTGGGATACTATTCGGGAATGTGCTGAGAAAGCATCCTTCAAGGATCTAGGCGTTGCTCTGGCAGTGTTAATGAACCGGCTGGATGAGGTGGCCGATCAAGTCTCATAACCTGTCAAGGTAACAACTGGCAGCAGTTTATCCCAAAGAGTTTGCTATTAACTTAATTAGGTTTTTAGCAAACTTTTTTTCTTGATGCGTAGGCTGTAACGTGTATGATGTCAAACATGGTCAACAAGGAGAACGCCATGAGCTACAATTGCAAGAAATGTAAAGGAACGGGCCTTATCAGTTACTCACACCGGCACAACTGGTTTGATGACCGTGTAACCATCACAGAGGCTTGTGACTGCAACACAGGCCCAACCGATGCTGAAGTTGATATGCTCAACGCGCAGCTTAAATCTGCTTCGCTTTATGGCACGTTAGATGAGATCATCAAGATCGTGCAAAGCATCAAGCACACTCCAACGCGCAACCAGCTATGGCGCAGCTATGGAGTTATCAATGACTAATTGGGTACAAGACATTATCATCACCGTGGCGATTGCTGCGGTGGTGTTAGGCTGGATCTTTGGCGTTAGCATGGGGTGGATGTAATGTCATATGGCATATGTTATCGCGGCCCATATTATGTTTACGCCTTTATGAACGATATGAATGAGTATTTATATATTGGCAGAACCAGAGATATTCATCAGCGCATTTCTCAACATAAAGGCACAAAGCATTGGTTTTCAGAAGTTAAGGAAGTTTGGTGTCAAGAAATTTTTACTGACCAATATTTAGAAGTAAATGACCATGAACGCACTTTGATTGATTTTTTTAAGCCAAAATACAACAAGACCGTTCATAAACAGCCAAGACTAGAAACGCCGCCAATTTATAAATGCGAGTTTATTGTTAGTGAAAGGTGTGACGCATGACTTTATCTGAACCTGTTTTCATGGCCTTTGTCATTTTTTCATCACCAGATGAATGCAAGGCGTTTTCTGAATATTATAATCTTGAGCGCCTTTTTCAGCCTCAATGCGTAGAGATGGGCGGTGAAGCAGATTACCGCCGCCCTATACCAAACATCAAGCCACGGCCACGGCCAGAACAAGGAGAGCAAAATGGATAAATTTATGCATTACGTTTGCGACAGATTAGAAGCCATGATGAGAAATTCAGTAGAGCATGGGCCAGTAATTAATAAGCTTACCAATAAAAGGGATAAGTTTGTTTCGGTAGATGTGATTGACGAATTTGTACAAGAGATAATTCTTAATCTTGGCGTCAATCAGAGAATAGAAAGAAAAAAGAGCGGAGAAATCTTTTTAGAGGATCTTCAAAGTAAAATTAAAAACGGGCCGAAAAGGGGCAGATAAATGGAAACTTGGGCAGAAATCCGCAACCGTCACCAGCAAGAAAAAATTGCTTTGGTCAAATCACTTGCTGATGATTACACTTATGCACAGGCCGCAAGCATTTTGGAATGGGATGCTAAGAGCCTTGTAAGATTTTGCCACTATTGGCAGATAAATTTTAAAAACAGCCAAAAAGGGGGGTATATCAATGCAGAGCCTTACATCAGCCGATCACGCACATTTGCGGTTTCTTCGGGGGCAAGTAGATCGTTTGCAAGATGAAAGCTTTAGGCTAGATCCGCACCCTAACGTGAAGCAAGATTTGGAACGCGCCAGATCAGAATTAAAATCATTTATCTTATCACTACAAAAAGAAGGAAAGAATATTCATGGATGAAACCGTGTTAGCCGCCAAAATGAGAGAGATGGCAAAGGCAGATATGAATTACGTTAAAAGCAAAGAAAGCTGGGGGAACAACCCAAGTTGGGGCAAGGTTGAGGAATATGAAAAAACACAAAAGCAAGGCGGGCGCTTAGGAAGGCCAGATAGCTTTAAAACCAAAATCAATGAGCGTTTAGAAAAAGGTATGTCTAGGGATGAAATTGTGGCAGAATTAGGGTGCAGCCGTAATATCGTAAACCAATACATTCGCAAACGGCGCTTAGAACAGAATGCTGCGCACTCCCACGCGGCATAGATGAAGGGTTAAACCTTCTCCCCCGTCACTATCTTCTCCTTGTGTAGTGGCGGGGTTTTTCGTGGGGCCAGCAAGTTCATCACAACCCTGTCACAGTTTCCTATGAGCCAGCCCCGACTTTTGCTTATGACCAATCCTTAACAGCGAAGCAAGGGCAAGCTTTTCTTGCATATGAATTATGTCCAGATATTTCCTTGATGCTAGGAAACTTGGCGCTGTATTCCACAATTAACTCACGCAAAGCTGTTTCCTGCTCTGGTGTAAAGTTGTCCAGAAAAGCATCGTCAGCACAGCCGCCACGGCCACCCACTAGGCTCACCCCTATAGATGACTTGTTTCGGCCTCTACAGTGCGCTCCTGATCGCTCTACGGGCCTACCATAGCCCACAGACCCATCACGGTGAATGATTGCGTGATAACCAATATCAGACCAATTACGCTCCTCAACGTGCCAGCGCCTAATCTCTGCAACCACATCTTCAACAGACCGATCAGCATACCAGCTTGGATTTGTGGCAGTGCAATGAATTATAATCTCGTTTATCTTTCTCATTTGGTTAAGCCTTTCTGCTTTTCATATGTCCTAAGACCGCCAATGCCTAACATACCGCCAAGAACAGTCAAAAGCGTTCCCATGTCAAACTCTGGCAAAGGCGGGATCTCTGTTCCCGTTAAGGCTACAAAAAAAAGGGCAACAGGATTGCCAATAAAATGCCAACCAAAAGAAAGCCCGCAGATCCAGCCAATGAAAGGGCGCCAGCCACCTTTAAAAGTGCTTCCACTTGCCGCCTCTGCTGTGTTGAGTTGTATTTGAGCGAGGGCCAAGTCTTGCGCGTGTCTATCCGACATTGTAGCAATTTCGTGCGCGAGCTTTGCCTTCTCGTCAGCATCAGGAATAAACTTGTCTAAGAGGCCAGTGACCGGCGCTATTAGCTTGTCAATCATTTCTCCGAACCTAACCACACGGCAAACGCGCCCGTCATGGCCCCAGAGCAAACGCTAATCATTGCGGATTGCTGCGTTGACAAATCATCAAGGCTCATTCCCCACTCCAAAACGCGAATGTACATTACCGTCATAACGGCCATCATAATGCGCGGCATTATTTTCCAAGCTAATATCTTTTCCATAGCTATAGTCATATCAAACCTCTATGTTTATCTTAGTTCCTTGCGGTCTATCCGCTGTAGTCTTGCGACCAAACCTATCATAAGTTTCGTTTAGATCAAATCTTTGCTTTGCAAGCGCTTCTAGGTGGCTGTGGTTGGCCCTATGCTCTTTCTCTACCCTTTGCTCTACCAGATGCGTTTCTATGCGCTCACGCGATCTGGTTTGCTGGTGTATGTCCGACTGCACGTTAAACGGTGCGCTGCCTATTCCTGATACCCCGTCAGCCATTTACCACCACCCAGCGCCTAATCCTGTCAACCATGTGCCGCCCCCTATAATAGCCGCCAGCATCACAAGTAGTAATATCAACAGCAGAGTTTCAAAAAAGGCCGCTTTACGCTCTTGCTGCTTGTACAGAGTTTCCTCGCGCTCTTTCTTAATCTTACGCCGTAGCTCCACCATTTCGCGCCAAGTGCCATAGCCAAAACGATTATTCAGCATTTGCTGCAAGTCTTTCTCTTGCTCTGCCAGCTTCTTTTGGTGAATGATTATCTGCAAGGCTTCTTGCTCTACAGATCCAGACGAAAACAGTTTAGTGAAAATAGGCGGGTTCTTACGCTGCTGTTCTGCGCGGCCAAGATCCGCTGCTGCTCCATACCACTTGCCAAGCTGGCCCGCTACATCTTCTAGCTCACGGCCCGCATAAACCATTTTCTTGACAAGATTGTACGCTTGCGTAGCCCCCGCAATAGCTGTGATAGGATCTATCATGTATCTCGCCCCACGATAATGTATCCCAAGCATTTTGCATCAGGATGTATTCTGTATATTTTTGGATAATGATAATAAAATGACGGGCGCGGGCAGCGATACCGGCAAGCCTTATACATGATCCCATGCGGAAACATTCCAAAGGCAATAGATGTGAGGGCGCAAATCATGGCCCGATTATATCACATTTTACTTGACAGCTAAATTCTGAATATCGCGCCGCATTTCCTTTTGATCGTCGCGCATTTCTTTTAAAAGTTCGTGCATCATGTCTGTTTTTTGCTCAAGAAGCTTAATCTGAGATTTACTGGTCAAAAGATTGTTAATTATCCACCATGCTGATGCAGCAAAAGCACCCGCTATGGCTATTAAAAAGCCCATGTAATCTTCAATAAACTTCATTATTCGCGCCCTAATAACCATGAACCATCAGCTTGCTGTAATCACCAGAAAGTAATTTTCCTTTGACATATTCAGAAAATTCTGGAGAACCTAATTTTAATCCACTTTCTTTCAGCCACATTTCCGCAACTACAAAAGGAATTGAAGTAACGTGACGCATATCTGATTTACGGTTATGCCCGTCTATTTGTTTTTCCTTATTAAAATCTAAAATGGCACTGACATCTTGTGAACGGCTCACGATCAGCTTGTCATCT